ATGTAGTTACTCGTGAAATTGTTGAAGAACTTATTCTCAATGGCGGCGTAGATATAGTTAAGGTCGGTATTGGACCCGGAAGCGCTTGTCTTACACGTATGAAAACCGGCGTAGGCATGCCCCAGTTATCCGCTATTATGGAGTGCGCCGATGCCGCGCATGGCGTTGGTGGACATATTATCGGCGACGGAGGCATTACTTGTCCAGGAGATATGGCCAAAGCATTTGGTGGAGGTGCCGACTTTGTCATGGTTGGTGGCGCCTTTTCAGGTCATGATGAAAATCCTGGCGAAATTATAACCAACCCCGATGGCTCACAAAGTAAACTCTTTTATGGGATGAGTTCGTCACACGCAATGAAGAAACACTATGGTGGTATGAATGAATATCGCGCATCAGAAGGTCGAATTGTTCGCGTCCCATATCGCGGTCTTCTTGAGCACACGGTTCTCGATTATTTGGGAGGGCTGCGAAGCACATGTACCTATATAAATGCATCTTGTATTAAACACATGCCGCTTTGTACTACATTTGTACAAGTTTCACAACAACTTAATACGTCGCTACTATAATCATAACCATACATACTATTTGCACTCATTATAACAAAATTTCGAGAAAGTAATACTCGAAATATTGTAAATATATATATATATATACGTAGTATTTCATCTTGCATACATAAGACCTGCATTACCAGACATAAACGTAATAACATTATATCTTTCTTCTAAAATAACCAAGTTATAGTTGTAGTCGTATATACGCCATGTCGGTTTATTTACACCGATCGGCATTCTTGTTACAGGGTCACAAATTGTTAGAAAGTTTGCACTAGGGTCTAATGGCGGATAAAATGTCGTAAACTCAAACTGAACATTCGAAAATTTACTGGTATTAAGCGCACCCGTTGGCTGAGAATTAAAAGGATCTGTATCTAGACAAAAGTTATAACAATATAGTCCACTAGGGGCATTGCTTTTCGTTCTTATATATTTCTCTACGTAATTATAAACACCCGCATCTAATACATTTTCTCGATATTTCCCGTCCAATAAAATAGCCATATTTAGTAATATATTTCTCTGATTATCTACACTAAACGGTTGCGTAACAAATAAACCCGTATTATTCCCCGTTAGTGTACTATAACCTGGACCAACAGGAACGGCGTTACACGATACGGTCAACCCGCCATACCATCCATTATATTGCGTAGTTGGTGTTACAGGACCTGGAATTATATTCACAGGCAAATAGTTATATGGCCAGTTTGTATAGTTGCTCCACTGGTTTCGCAAGTTGATATCACTTCTCTGAAAAAAAAACATCCAACTAGTTACCATTCCAAGCGTATTTTCCAACCATACGCGCTGTGAACCTGTAACATTCTGGAAATTCCACTCGTATGCAGACTTTATTAAATATTTTTGTTCCGTAGATGCAAATGTTTTCGCTTCCTCATTTGACAAAAAACCATAAGTACTAATTAGATGTATATCTGCATTCCATTGAGATTGTGTTGTATTACTATACCCTGCAGAATCTAAGCTAACACTGGGTGGGGACTGAAGAAATCGATACAACTGCATATATTCATTCGTATAGTTTGGACGAACAATTGGCCATCCATTATCTGGATCCATAACATCACGAATTGTATATAAATCTTGTATAGGTCGCATAACTACGTCTATCTTTAGCTCATTATACTGAAGAGCAATTAGAGGGAACGCCATTTTATTTGAAAGAGTAAACCACGCATTTATTGGTATATATAACTTACGACTTCGAATAGATGGTTCAGAACCTTGAGATAAGTTAGTATAATATGCATTCGGATACATGTTTACCCTACTTTGCGCATTTCCTGGATCATTTAACTCAGCAATATTCCCCGTCATATCATTATATAAGTCCTTCTTACTACCAGAAAAATCACGCTGAACCAACGCCAATAAATATTTTCCTGTCAATACTTGCAATGTTTGTCCACCAACCGATATACGCACCTCTTTTATCATTTGTGTTCCTAAATTCTCAATCCAGCGAAACTCAAAAGGTGCCCAGTCCTTAGTTCCACATATAGGATTCGGTGGCCATATAGGACTCCATATTGTTGGAAGCGTAACAACAACATATGTATCCATTAATAGATCGGCATACCTTGGAATATAAAACGTGAACGTAGAATCTGTAGTTAAACGAAGAGACCGTTGACCTGTAAAATCTATTCTAAATTTTTGTAATCCAAAATTTGTATACTTTGAATATGTAGATTTAAAAAATGTTTTCTTAGGGTTTCCATTTAATATTACATTTTGATTTCCATAAGATACAATATTTAGTAATCCCCCTGTCATTCTTTTTGTTTATAATATTATTATATTATTATATATATTTAACATATTAATAATTTTTAACAAGTTTTTTATATATATAATTAATATCGTTATATAATTAATATCATTATATAATAATATAATTAAAACTATGTCAGCATTTCAACCACAAGGACCTCCTCAACCCAGTGGAGGCGTAAAAATTAATTTCTTACCTTCTACCGCAGCTATACGAAATGCACTAACTTCACAAGTTACTCCTATGGCGATTCACTGGTTCGGTATGGCCTTCGTCATCGTCGTACTACTATGGCTCATCACTTATATTACCACTAAAATTAATTTAGAACAAACAAACTGCAACATCATCAAAGAAGTTAATACATCTTCACCTCCTACAAAAATAAACTCAAAATGGACTACAAGTACCTCACCCGACTATGCCGGAAAAAACTTACGCGACTTTTACATTAAAACCGCATACAACTGTTGCGCTTCAGGACAGTTTAAAAGCGACTACGTCAGCATCTGTGCATTACAGAACGTAATTAAGCAAGGTGTACGCTGTTTAGATTTTGAAATATTTTGTATAGACAATATACCAGCTGTAGGTGTTTCGTCAATAGATATAGTAGGTGTAAAACAAAGTTATAATAGTATCCCTGTTTCCGTTGTTCTAAAAGAGTTGAATAATATCGCCTTTTCAGAAACATCCGGTATATGCCCTAACCCTAAAGACCCACTACTACTTCATTTCCGTGTAAAAACAAATAATGCAAATATTCTCAACATATTAGCAAGCGAAATAGCAGAAAACTTGGGTGACAAACTTTTACCAATCGACTATATGCGCGAAGCAAATGGGACAAATATATCAAAACGACCCATTAAGGACTTTATAGGAAAAGTCGTAATTATGGTAGAAAAAAATAGCAAATCCAATGTAATGCCTCTACTTTATGAATCTAAAAATATGTGGGAGCTTACAAATGTTACAACCAACTCCGTCTTTATTCACGAAAAAAGATACATGGATATTAAAAATTCTAATGACTTGGAAACAATAACAAACTTCAATAAACAAAATATGACACTAGTTTTACCCGACTTATCCGTACAAAACTCTAACTATGTTTCAATAGTTCCACAAGCAATTGGATGTCAACTTATGGCTATGAATTTTCAAAATGTAGACCAGAATTTACTTACTTATAATGAACTATTTGAACAGAAAGAAAGCGCGTTTGTTCCCAAACCTGACGAACTATTATACATTCCAGTCGTTATAAGTAAGCCTAACCCTCTTCCAAGTTATCTTAGTTATGCTTCTAAAAAAATAAAAGGTCCGGGAAATATTGTAATCGGTTCATAGAAAATGTAAATACATAGATAGAAATTTGAATAGTACGTAATGTAAACTATTACGCAGTTTACATTATGTTATTTATTTTACTTTAAAATTAATACCATAAACCGTTATTTTTTGTAGATTTAAATATAAAAGAAATGTCATTCATGTATGGTATTCTGTCGATTACTCTATCTGGTTTATTATATCTGAAATCTGATACAGTCAAAAATTTATATCTATCTTCCATGAATATAATAAAATTAGTATTATATATGCGTTTCGTTACTGACCAAAATTCATAATAAAGCATACTGTCTATATACATCTTTACTCTTAGTCCTAACTTATAGTTATTAAATAGATCAGTATTAATTAAATACATTTTTTCGAATATAGTAGTTAATTTGTTATATAATACGAAGAGTGTATCTTTCGTTTTTTCACTAATATTTTTAAGTATATCATTTAAATTTTTATCCGATGAAGGAACTTGTATTTTACTATAAAAAATACTAAGTATTGGCGATAGCTCTTTATAGTTACTTAGTATAAACATATCTATTTCATCAAAACTCTTTAAAACACCCTCGGAATATTCTTTATTTTCTTGTTCTATTTGATCATTTTTTTCTTTGTAATACGTTACAACAGCACCACAAATAATTAAAAATGTACCTAACGACCTCAATAAATGTATATTACCGTGATAACGCTTTGGAATATACTCAACTAATTTTACTGTTATAATAAATAATATTAAACAGATAACTATTAATAAAACTAACGTATTGTTATACATTTCTATTATTAATTATATATTATAGTTAATAATATATTATAAAATAATATATTATAAAATAATATATTATAAAATAATATTATATAATGAAAAAAATAACATATTACTTATCTTTTAAAAAAAATAAAATAACATATAGTTTATTACTAATATTATCTTTTATTTTATTAGTTTTATTGTTAAGTTATCATTCATATAAAAAGCTTACCCAAAAAACTCTATATGTTGGATGTCTTTATTCTAAAACAGGAGTTTTAGGCGAAGCACCCTATTATAACTATAAAATATTGGTTGATTCTTTTAAATATTCAGTCAATAAATATGACGCAGGCATGTTGAATATAGTTCCCATATATAAAGATTTAGGTGATGACTTGGAAAATTTTTCTAAATGGGTAGAAGAATGTGTTCAGAAATATAATATAAAATATTTTTTTGGTTGTTGGAGAAGCACTGAAAGAAGACAGGTAATTCCTATTTTAGAAAAATATAACGCTAGGCTTTTTTACCCCCTACAATATGAAGGATTTGAAGCATCTAAAAATATATTTTACCTAGGTGGGTGTCCAAACCAACAAATAATACCCGGCTTACAATACATGTTCGATGCTTTTTACTTTTATAGTGATGTATATGTCATTGGTTCCGATTATTCTTACCCCAAAATAACAACAAAAGTAATAGATAACTATATTAAAATTACTAAAAAAATTTATAATAAAAAACTAGTATCTGTGCAATTTCTTCCTTTAGATGAAACAGACTTTTATTCATTTATAAACAACGTATTCACCAAAAGCCCCGAAGGTGCAATTATAGTAAATCTTATTAACGGTAATTCATATTACACCTTTTGTAAACAATTTTATGAAATGTATGAATCCCGTTTCGAAAATCCAGATAAAAAATTATTCACTTCTCAAAATTATGCTATTAAACACTTGGAAAATCCTAACTTAAAAAATATTTTACGTAGGGAAAATAGATATCCTAGTATTTCTACCAGCATTGTTGAGAATGATATTAACAAAGAAAATGCTAAATACCTAAAACATAATTTATTTGTATGGAATTTTGCATCTAAAATTTTAACAGATCCTATATATTATGTTACTCAAGGATATAAACAAGCAGATGTCGACTATGTATTTTTAAACAAATATATAAAAAAACAAAATAAACCTATCGGGGATACACAATACTTTACCTTTGTATCTACTCTATTTTTTGTAAAAACTCTTAAAAAAATGATTACCGAAAATATTGATATAAATAATACCGATTTATATGACAAATTTAAAGAACAAAATATCTTTTCAGTTGGCGGAGAACATGGGATGCGCGACTCTAATCATATTGCAAAGAATTTTTACGTTTTACACGTAAATGGCGATGGAGAATTTGAAATATTATTTGACAGTTATAAGAATATAATACCAGCACCTTATATTTTCTCTACAGATAAAATGTTTAGTGTTGGCGCCAGTGATGAAAGATTTGATATAACAGATAGAATTTATGGCTAAATTTATAATTATTTTTATTATATCATATTAATATAATAGTATATTTATCATATTAATATAAGTATGTCTACGGATAATACAGATAAAAATAACCCATTAAATATATTATACTATGAAAACCGTGAACTAGAATTGTTAAAAAATGCAATAAATATAGAGGCAAAAAAAAGAGGAGAACGTATTGCGCAAAATCCCGTCATGAAGCAGATTATTTCTGTTCTTGAAAAATTCATCCGCGATAAACACCTCGTTTGTTATGGCGGAACCGCAATTAATAATATCCTCCCACAAATTGACCAATTTTATAACCGCAATTTAGAAATACCCGATTATGATTTTTTTTCACCAAACGCAATGAATGATGCAAAAGCCTTGTCTGATATTTATTTTCGTCTCGGATTCTCCGACGTAGAAGCAAAAGCAGGCGTCCACTACGGCACTTATAAAGTATTCGTCAACTTTTTTCAAATCGCAGACATTACGCAACTAGATAGTAAACTATTTAGCAGTCTTAAAAAAAACGCAATCATAAAAGACGGCATCTTATATTCTCCGCCAAATTTTTTAAGAATGGCCATGTATTTAGAATTATCACGCCCCGGTGGCGATATAAGTCGTTGGGAAAAAGTGTTAAAGCGTTTAAATCTTCTCAATAAAAATTACCCCCTTAAAGCTGAAAAATGCGACCCTGAAACATTTCGCCTCTCTTTGTCCGCGCGTTCAAATACAAAACAGTATTATTACCAAAAAGATATTATACAAAATGTTATTAAAGATATCGTATCAAATGAAAAATTAGTTTATATCGGCGGCTATGCTAACGTACTTTATGCGCGTTATTTAAAAAATCGTGAAAAAATGTACCTTACTGAAATACCAGAGTTTGATTTATTATCAACCACACCCGATAAAACAGCAAAAAAAATAAAGGAAGAATTAGAAGCAAAAGGTGTTGCTAATGTTAGTATTCAAACAAAATCATCGATTCCGGAATATTTATCTACACACTATGAAGTTAAAGTTGGTTCACAACCTATTGCTTACATTTACAGGCCTTTAGCATGTCACAGTTATAATACCATAAAACTAGATGGTAAAATATTTCGCGTTGCTACTATTGACACAATGATGAGCTTTTATTTGTTATTTTTATATGCCGATCGTCCATACTATAACCCAATAAGGATTTTATGTTTGTGCGAATATCTTTTTAAAATACAACAAAAAAATCGTCTTAAAATGCAAGGACTTTTGCGAAGATTTAGTATAACATGTTATGGTAAACAGAAAACACTAGAAGATATACGAACAGAAAAATCAAAACAATTTAAAAAACTTAAAACAAAAAAAAATAGCAAAGAATACGATAAATGGTTTCTTCGTTATGACCCTGAACTAAATAAAAATAATAAACCCGTTTCTAAACCCAAGAAAACAAAGGAAGATATGATAAATGAAGCAAAATTAGCTTTAGAAGCAAAAGCTATTACTTCAAAAGCAGTAATTGCTGAACTAGAAAAGATACGTAAAATGCCTACCACTAAGGAAAAAAATCAGTCAATATTAAAAACCTATTCTTCTTCAAGTAAAACTCTTAAGTCTCATAGTCCTACAAGTTACATGTCTCGTTTACTAACAAAACGAAAAAAGACTACAAAATACAATAAAAGGGTAGTTAAGAACAAGAATAAAAATAAAGATAATATGTCGGAGGAAAAATTATTATTTATTCAAAATGAATTTACTCCCTCTAATATGAATGGCTCTTTAACTGATGAAAAACTTTATAAAAAATGAATATTTAAATATACAATAGTAAATAATTATTATTGTATACTTATTATTGATTTTATTATTGTATTTTATTATTGTATTTTTATCAAATCTCACCAATCTGTTACGTCTCATATTTATATAGCAACGCTATCTAATACTCTTGTCAGTCCGAAATATCCCAATCCAAACAGAGCACTTACAAATACGAGTCCACTTATATTATAGTTACCATCACCATTAAATACAGACGGTAAATACTTTAACATGTACTTTCTAAAAACCGGCAACTGAAATGCAAAATAAAGTATACTCACTAAAAGAGGTACTTGTATTAACTTGTATATGTTTTCCATGGTGTCAGTAGTACTTACATGGTTAGAATATCTTACTTCATTCATTTCTTCTTCTTCATGCTCACGTATATAATCTTCTTCTTCCTTTCTATGATTTCGGGGAACAAAATTTGGATTTATCTGCGCATCATTCATCATACCCATTGTATTCATAGGTATATCACGCGAAGGTAAATTTGTCAATCCTGATGCACTTGCCCTCTGAAGTCCGTTTACTAACTCGTTCATAACATTTTGTTGTTGAGGCATCTGCATCTGCATCTGCATCTGTTGCTGTTGAGGCATCTGTGTACCCATTCCACCACCCATCATGTTTACACCCGCAACATTGGGAGAATATACTTGTGCAGGAGGCATAACTTTGTTACTCATTATACCACTATCATCCATTCCACCCATTCCACCCATTCCACCCATTCCACCTCTCATACCATTATTCATTTCTGTTTTCTGAATTGTAACATTATTTTGGTTTCCTGCACTTGGATCTGTTGGAAGGTCGTCGATGCTCGTTGTATCCGCCATTATTCTCTTAATATATTCTATAAAGAATGATAGATTTCATTTACTACGCAAATCTAACAGACTTTTTCGTTGAATCACATAGTTCAGATTTACTCTTGTATGAATAACAGTTTTTCCCATATAAATACGTCTCCTTCTCCAATTCTTCAATAGGCGGTGAAGTAAAATAAATACATTTATCACCAACACATTCTTTTCTAAATAATGTTGATAACCCCAAACCAAGAATAATAGATATTATATATTTACTTGTCTTTGAATGTATCCACTTATTTATATTCATTTGTTATATTATATATGCTATATATGTATAATATAAAATAATTTATTATTATTTCGAGTTTATATAAATGATTCATAATTTAGTAACTACCATCTTATATTAAACTTGTATAGGTATTTTTTTTAATGAGCCAGTATTAAAAGGGCACTTATTTTCCTTCGCTTCGAATGCAAAACAGTTTTCAGCTTTATCTATATACTGAAATTTACTATTGTTATCAACCGTCGGATATATTAAAATACTTCTAGTGGGTGGTGATGACATATAAATGTATACCATTCCTATTAAAAAACTTAGAATAAATACAGGTACCGATATATATTTCATTGTATATAAAGTAATATATGTTAAGTATTATATATATAAAATATATAATATTTATTACAGCATATTTATTTTTTATTATTATTTATTTTTTATTATTATTTATTATTTTAAATTTTCATTTTTTTGAGCTATCGTGAATCAACTGAGTTTCGGATTTCTTCGCAATACATGTCATTTCGCAACTACAGTCACTCGTACCCAGTGTCTTCGATTTATTCGTTATTTCACATTTGAATAGTTTTTCAATATATATACACGCTTTTATAGGTTCTAAATTTTTACATGTATAAACACAGTCACATTTGTTTTTAAACGCATTACAACACAATATCCTATAACTTGAACTACTTACCGAACACTGTCTTACATTTGCATTTACATATCTATTCGGATGTGATAATATCATATATACTCTGTTTAATAACTTAAACATTTTATTACGTAGCTTGCTATAATATATAACTTATAAATATATTTTTATATGGATTTACGTCATATATATTCAAGATTCAGATACACACTACAATACCCTCTTATCTTATTTTAATAGTATTGTACCCACCACATCCTCCACATTTTATTCCTACAGGATGAAAAGGTACTTCCCCCTTAAATTCGCAATCATTACACGATATTTCCGCTTTTATATTTTCATCATATGGGTATAGTGATACTATGCTATCATAATGCATAATCATCATACTAAGCATATTCCCCGTCAACATCATTTTCCTACATAAAGGACATGTAAATTTATTCTGTTTTATCGAGCCGTCGAAACATTTACTATGTATTGCGTGTCCGCATGGTAGTACGGCTACCGACTCTCTTGATAAAAATATATTGTCTAGGCATATACAACAGTCATTTCTCAGTGCATCGGTTACACATTTATGTGTTTTTTCAATATTGATATTAATACATCCGCCGCATTTGTCACAGTGAAAAAAATCGCTAGGCTTATTACCAATACCACACACTCGACATATTTTACACTTTTCACAGTGATAAATTTCAGAAGCCGGTTTATCGGAATATAAATGACATATGTCACAATAGTAATTAGCAAATTTCTCTACAAAAAAACAACATTCACTATTTATACACGAATTAGACACAGGCTGTCTCGTACTGCAATTATTACAAATAATCTCTTCTATTTCATAACGATTTATTTCATGTTCTTGTGTTTCAAAATCATGACATATACGACATCCAAAATCTCTGTTGCAACATTTTGCTATTATTTTACATCCCGATATGTAATGTCCGCAGTTTTCTTTTTTATCATCCATTTTCGCTATTTCTCTCGAATCTGTAACGTCTCTTGTGTTTATTGGCTCATCATATATGGAATCGTCATCACTACCAAAAGTCGTCACAGTACACCAATCATCAAAATCACAATCCGAACAACAATCCGAACAACAATCCGAACATTCGCTATTTCGTTCACACATTTTGATAACTATATAAAATATATTAAAATAGTTCTATATTATTTTAACATATTTACTACCTCACTCTTTCTACTTAAATAAATTATACATGAATGTACCTCCTAACATACCTAGTACGATACCAACTATAACTTGAAGTAAATCATGACAGTTCAAGTATATACGAGAATATCCCACCAATATTATATATATAGGAACAAATTTTAATACTAGTGTTCTATACTTCGGAAAAAATAAGTAAATCGTCGTTACTATGCATGTTGACAAAACCATATGTATAGATGGGAGTCCCCTTTTAGAATATTCCAAGATGTCGATTTTTTGATAAATTCTTTCCATTATAAAATTTTTATAAAACAAATTATCAAGTACGTTATTATCTCTAATACAGTTACCAGGTCTATATAAAAATGGTAAATCGTATCGCATCAATATTATTTTGACAATATCAAAAAATGTTGTCACTATAAATACAGATAGTATTATATAAAACCACTTCGCATTTTTAGTAATTATCAAAGTTATAAACATGGAAAAAAACAAGACACTAACACTATTTGATATCCATAACATAGCGCTCAAAACGATAGGATTTTTCGAGATATTTTCATTTTTAATTTCACTTTCTTGAATTTCCTCATTTCTCACGCTTCTGTTAGTTCTCACATCTTCGCCACTCTTGATATTCGTAGCATGCTTCCCATCGGAATCTTCGATGTCGACATCTTTAGAAACACCCTTTGTCATAGGCTCGTGAGAATATTCTAAATTCGCGTCGTTCTCTTTATAATTAGAAAATGACTGATTTTCATCAAAATCATACATTTTTTGCACTATATATTTGTTATATATTATTTTTCACTTCGTAAAAGATATAACCTGCGGTTTTTCAATCTCCACTTCCATACTTTTAATATTATATTTATTTTGTACTAACCTATATTGATTAGTATTATCATCATATTCTACATTACTGTACACATAAGTCGTATCTCTTATCTTCTTCGCCAAAGGGACAATATTCGTCAAGTATATTTCTATCAATGTTCTTATTTTCTCATTTTCACCCGTAGCATTAAATTCATTCATCAACTCCTTTACCTGAGATACATGTACATATAACTCAGCATTAAGTCTCTTTAATTCCTCTATACCTTGCGGATTTATAGTTATATCTATATACCTATTATACAACTTATCATACTGTTCTAAATGCGTATCTAAATCCTTTTTAGCTTCCCCAAACTTCTGTACCAACTGCTCATCCGTTATATACCTAAATAATAAATCCAACTTATATTTTATTATATTCTCCTTTATAGCATCAATCTTACTATACGTTTCACTCATCAACACGCCTATATTATCTATCTTACCCTTCGCTATCTCTATATTCAACCCACACGGGTTTGCAACAGACCCACAAACAGCTTTTAGTGTTCTACCAGAATTAGTAAATACAGTACCACCCGTTTGTTTACAAACGACACACTTTCTCCCTCTTTTAATTTTAGCTATTTCAAAACGTTTCTGTTTTATCGATATCGTCTCATCCGATAATATAGAACTCTTCTTTATATCAAATTTTTCATCATATAGGGCTTTTAACTTATAATACTCATGCAAAGCATCGTCAACAGACATATGTGGGCGAGACATTATATTATATAAACGAGATATTTATATATTCAATATATTCGATATATTCAATATATTTCTATTTTAAATCTTATTCTATCATTATATTAACCTTAAACTCCCATATTTTAAATCGCATATTTTAACTCCCATATTTTAACTATATTTCATATAATATTATCATTTTTATTTATCAAATGAATTTCGATTAATCTCACGCATCTGTTACGCCTCATGTTTTTTATATATATGGATTCACCATAACCTGAGAAGATGGAGCGTCCCACATCGGTAAATCCGTTATCATATTCGCACCCGTTTTTTTATTTGACTCTATATTTATATTTAGAGCGTTTAATCTTACCAACACGTCCTGTTTCTGTTCTCTAAACTTCGCCTCCTTTTCTTCTGGTGTAAGACGACCTCTATATTTATAATACAAAAACCCTCCTATAATTAATATAAAAATCAAAAATAGTACCAAGTTAAACATATTATTCGTAAATACTGTTTTCTTATCTTTACAAGTCTTTAATACTTCATTCATAAAATATTTAACACCCGGTTCTGTAAGTACTGGTTTATCCATTTTATTTATATTGTCGTAGTAAATCTATTATTTTATAATAGTATTTTTATAAAATAAATTATACATAATACATATATACACATAAGTAATTCTAAAATAATATGAGTACATCAACAACAAATTCAAAAGATGATTCAAAAGTTACACCAACAACTAATCCTCTTAATATTAAAATGAATAACAACGCCCCAAATCCCTCTACGTCCGTTTTCACATTCTTTCTTATTACATTGTTCTACTTTGTTGCTAAATATAAAACACCAAATTCAATGTCCACAATGTTAAATATTATTTATATTATAGCAATTGTTTCTACTCAAATATCCATAAATACCGCTTTAGCTAAATCTATATGCAATAATTCACAATCTATGAATGTCGGCATTTTAGCAACTGTATTTCCACTCCTTTTTATTTTCGGTTTATTACAGCTTCTCCTCACTATTTTCCCCGGCTGGGTTGAACCCTTTTCAAATACATTCGGCTACGGTATGACTAAACTTGTCGGTCTTCACGACCTCATGAAGCGACTACTCGTATCACCGCAATTTAACGCCGCTCCAGAAAAGAAAATCATAAATGCTGTCAATAATATATATAATGACCCATCTATTTTTATCAACCAGTTTAGCTATGCAAACCGAGAAGACTTTAATAAAACATGGGATAATAGTTTTGCGGGCGGTAGGGGAATCTTCGTTAAAAGCGCAGGACCAGCGCCAGCACCCTATTCACCTTCAAATCCAAACCCAACACCCGGTTCACACCTTTACCAAGAATTTAGAAATATGGTTAAACTTAAAGACATTGTCGGTACATTTGTTTGGTATATTCTTGTAGGTGTTATTATGACATCGCGAAGTTATAACTATATTATAAGTCAGCCTTGTTCTCTGAATGCAACCGTCGCACAAAAAGCTGTGAACAACTACATCAAAACGACTGTCGCTACTCCCAAAACAATCGATAAGCTAACACCTGCCGGTTTCGAATATAAAACATAAACACGTACGTGACGTAGACGAATATTAAAACGCTTGTAATTATTTGTTACCTCTTTGAAACACAAATAATTACAATTATTATTTACTGTTACCACATTCTATTTACCATTTACCTTCGACTTCTAATGCTTCTCCTAAATCTTCTACTCTTTTTTATTTTACTATATTTCTTCTTTCTATAAGACTTTTTGCCTTTGCTTTTCCGACAAAGACGTTTTCTTGATTTAGAACCGCCTTGTAGGGTGTATTTGTTTATTTTTGAAAATGGAATAGTCTTAGATTCGTTCCCAGTTGATAAACACGTTATACTTTTTTTTATATCATCTACAACCTTTATTACACACCATTCTCCATCTATATAAATTTTTTTTTCCAAATACGAACTTGTCTCGTTTACACTCATTTAAAATAATTACTATATAATACCCCATTAAAAAAATTAATCCACAGCCCTATATTCGAATAAATAATTCACCAAAACATAAACCAATATAGCCAAAACAATAGACATCATCCAAATAGGTATAACGGTTTTGTTTTTATATCCAATACCGAAACGTCGAAAGCTGAGGTCTTTATTATAAATAATAGTGGGTCGAAATGCATTTATAATACCAAATAAAATAAGGAAAATAAAAACAGCTATAATGCTTAAGGCATCTCTCGATATATATTGGTTAAACATCCTAAATTATAAGTATATAATTATTATAGATATTTTGCTATATAAAATATGTAAAAAGTATGCTCCATCGCGGATGCCCCCTAAGGTCGCAATATAACTAAAGCAATTTCTGGTTCGTTTTGTCTAAAAATACCTCGCGACTAATGTTGCGAATTATTTTTTTCTCACATTTCTCATCGTTTTCTATCGGCTCGCAAACATTTCGCACCATAGTTAGGTACTCTATTTGCGTTGTTTCTGTATCAAACCAGTCGGGATTTTCGTCTACCCACGCACTTATCATGTTGCGCTCCTTGTTCGCAATCTTTGCAATAGTGTTCTTTATTTTGTCATGGTTATCGTCTTTCTCCCACTTCTCGCAATCCTTTATATACATCGTCTCCCGCTTCGTATCCGTACAATGTATCGGTCTTTTATATATATCCAATTGTCTAAGACCTCTTATCATCACATTTGTAATACCCTCCACCAATCCCTTATTCTTCGTATACATCAAATCATCCAATGTTATCTTCAGAGATTGAATAAAGTCGCTTATATTGAGAGCATCTTTGCACTTCTCATTCAAAAATATATTCAAATTAAAATTGTTCGTATTATTTACAATATTATTCACAATATTTTTCTCCTTGGATAAGCTCACCAGTTGTTCCTGCAGTTTTCCATTCTGCTCGATAAGCTTCATTATCATTTCGTTGCTTACTACGCCACCAGGCGAGACCAATTTTTCATCCAATGACGATGATACGTCTCCTTCTTTTATGGCCTTACATGTCTTCTTATGATAACATAAACTTGATGCGAATTTATATGAGCTACCACACACACAATGAAACGATTTATCGTCAGGAACCTTTTGAACTTTTTTGTTAGTATTTGTTAGTAAAATATGTTTCAGTGTCAAAAGATGACGATCATATTGACTCTTCCTTACGCTAGTATAGTCACAAGCCGTACAAGAAAATTTGTCGGAACTTTTTGGAACTTTTTCGTTAGTAGACATTAGTATATAGTAGGGAGAGAAAAATGTCTAAACCCTTTTTTGAAAATATTTTAAAAAAGTTATGGTAACAAAATATTCAACTAAAAAACACGATTTAGAGCATTATGCTCTGAGTGATGAATGCATTGCTTTTTTCAAAAGTCTACCCCCGGTTTTCAAAAATGGACATTTATAAATGTCCATTTTTCAAAAAGGGACCCCGAGAGTTGAAATTTTCATACATCAATTTAACAGTACCAATAGGTCCTTCACACTGAAACTCCCTTTTTTATATAAAAACTTTGAATCTACACGATTCACCGTCTTATTGCAGCGGCGCTATGCGGGGGGTATGCGATGGGTTTATTTGGTGTTTTGTGAATTGTTACCATAATGGTACGGGGTATGAGATTTTGAATATTC